CCTAGGTGGTTCTGCGAGATGGGTTTTACCATGGAAGTGGAAAAACCAGTTCAGGTGTTCGAGGAAATTGTGTTTTGTTAAACACAACCAGTTTGGACACCGAAAGGCTGGACCATGGTAAGACAACCCCACGTAGCAATAGCCAAGGACCTCCATACCCGATGTGACCTTCGTAGGCAGGTAGTCTTCAACTCCTGGTGCAATGCCATGAGGAAGGGAGGGTTAGCCCTTGCTGGAGATATACCTGTGTATGCTGCTTTCTACAAGTGTTATCAGGAATACGACACCACGGTCAACAAGCAAGAGCTGCTGCCCTTATATGAAACAGGGTTCTATAAATTAGCAGGGGGCATGAAGGCTGGTGCTGAGGTACATCCTCGCACTCGGGCCAGCTTCATGCTTGCGTTCGGTATTACGCCCCCTGAGCAGCGCGCTCTGGAAAATCATTTTTCCGGAATCAGGTTTAGTTACGGCTAACCTGAGCTTGTTTAGTCGGACTAGGTCATGGGGGAGGGGCAAGTCGTAGCCACTTTGCTCCGTCCTCCCGAATAAAGATCATGATCCAAACCCCTTCGTGCTTGGGACACTAAGCGCAAGGCGAGGAATAAAATTATAACATACAAGCAAAATGGCGGCTAAAAGTAAATCTCAAGGAATAGCTACCCGTTAAATACGGAAGTAGACCAATGGGAAAATGAGCGGTAATTCCAAATAGTTTGTGGTGGAGATGCGTGAGTTAATTGCAGATGTCAACGCTGCTACCACCTTCTCACCACAACAAATTGCTATCAATCCAGGATTATCTTCAACCTTTTCCTGGTTGTCACAGATAGCAGGAGCTTACGAAAAATATCGTGTTAAAAACATGAAATTTGAGATCATGCCATAATGCCCAGCCACTACTAGCGGAGGATCAGGCATGTACATTGATTATGACGCCAATGATGGTGTCGTAACATCTAAATCTGATTTCTTCGCAATGGCTGGAGCATAGGTGCAACAAATTTGGCAAGAAGTGCATCTATCGGCTGTTGTCAACAATTAAGAATATTTTGTGCGTAATGGGTCGGTAAGTGATTCTAAGTTACTTTATGACCCATTCACACTAAATTACTTTGTTGAATCTGACACTACCAGCCCAAATGTGCTTATTTTTGCACACTATACAGTGGAATTTTTAAAACCATAAGTTAACATGAATGCTGCCCCTACCAGTGGTGGTGCCTTAGTAGCCTATTGGGATACTGACTCTTCAGGAACATCCTACAATGTAGCTCCCACTTCTACTTCTGGGTTTACATTAGGCACAACAGCAGGCAAACTCCAAGTGCCTGTTACTGGTATGTATGTCATCACGTTGAGTGGGTGTGGTGACAACTCAGGGCGGTATTTCATTTACAATGGGGATTTTTCCACTCATAGTGATAGCGCACTTAGTCCAATGATCATGATCACCGTAAGCACACTTACTGCAGGCGTTGACTACACTTTTCTCTAAGTCACTTCCGGGATTATCAAGGGTACTACCCAACCAGCCATGGTTACTGCCACGCTTGTTTGATATCCAGGTCAGAGCTGTCCCATCCCTACCATGGCCCTGTTGATGCTTTGGGTAAGTCGGTCTGTTATTGCAATAACCAATGGCCACCGACCCCCAATGACTACTCAGGAAAATGTGCGGGAGGGGTGACAGATGGATGCGGGAGTAATTCGACGGGTTATAATAGTTGAACCGCGGCATCAATCCAC